TGAAGAAATTACCGTTGTACCAATTGAAAATCTGTAGCGCGTCGCGAATTTGCGACAGCGAGCCAAAAAAAATGAAACAGAGCGCCACAAAATTATGCTTTATTGGCGCTTTTATCCAGCCTTTAAACACTCTTTAAATGGCCTTTAATTAGGCCAGTGCGCATCATCGGTATAATTCACATCTAGCAGGTCGCTGCGCTCAAGAAGTGCGTTGCATGCGCTTCTGTGGGCGTTAATGCAGTCCTTGCATGCTTGTGCCTCAGCTTCGGTGTAAATACCCAGTGCGGCATTGATTTGGCCAATAGGACTCCAGTGCTTGGTGATGCGCTTTTCGCACTCAGTTCGCACGCCGGCTTTGGCGCGCTCTAGTTTGTATTCCTTTTGACTATGCACGGCCTCAATGGCGTCGTCATCCATGCCTAGATTGCGCATGTAGGCGATATCGGTGTTGGTATAGGTGTTGCCTTGGTAGATGTAGATAAACATGGTTATGTCCTCACGGTGTTAATTCAGAGTGTTCGCGCTTGAATACGGTCTTGCCTAATACAAGCCGGCGAATGGTGTATGACTCAGCGTGCTGTGCGTGGCCTAGCCAACTGGCAATGCGGCGCTGAATATCAGGGTGGTTGATTTCCCCGCGCGCGTACTGCTTGCGCATCTGCTCCATGCGCTTGGCCATGCGCTTCACTGACTCACGCCGTAGGCGTCGATGTGTAGTCCACATGCGGTAGCCGAGGAAGTCCAATGCGCGACCGTTCTTGGTGCCCACGGGGAATATCTGGGTTTTGTTGTTCAGCCGTAGCCTGAGCTTTTGCGCTAAGAAGCTCTCGATGACAACGCGCAGGCCTTGCAGGAACTTCTTGTCGTGGTGCACGATAACGAAGTCATCCATATAGCGGATATAGCGGCGCACTTGCAGCGTTTCTTTAACGAATACATCGAGCTCATGCAGATAGACGTTCGCCCAAAGCTGACTGGTGAGGTTGCCGATGGGCAAGCCCTCGTGCCAGGTGCTCATTATTTCTTTGCATAGCGCCATTGTGCGGCGGCATTTGATTTTCTTTTCGAGTAGCTCAATCAGAATGCCCTGGTCAATGCTTGCGAAGTATTTGGCCACATCAGCTTTGAGGCAGTACACCTTGCCGTGCTGCTGTTTAACCTCTCGTAGCCACTGCTGTGCTTGGTTAGCTCCCATGTGCATCCCACGCGCTGGTCTGCATGCGTAACTGTGATGAATGAAGCGGCGTTCAAAGATGGGTTCTATGACGCTTACCAGTGAGTGCTGCAATACGCGGTCACGGAATGGCAGCGCGGCCACCATGCGTTTTTTGGGTTCATGCACGTGGAATATTCGGTAAGGCCCAGTTTGGTACATATCCCACATGAGCTCGTTTTGTAGCTGTATTAGGTTGCCTTCTAGGTCACGCTCAAAGCGCAGCACTTCGCGGCGTTGGCGCTTGCCGATGCGTGCGCGCAGGTAAGCCTCGTGCAATCGGTCGAACTGATAGACTTCTTGGTATAGGTTTTTATAGGTCTTCACTGCAATTCCTGCTGTTAGTAAAGGCGCTATGGGAAAGCGGTCAGAGCCCGCTTACTGGCCTACCCATAGCTGTTTATATTTCACCTTATCGGTGAGGACTAAGCGCCCTTTTGAAGGTGTTCTGTCGGTATAGCCTTGGCCATACCGCTTCTGACTTTCCTCAAGAGCGGGGCGAAACCCGATGTTGCTGTTCGTGTTCGAGCGCACGTTGTTCAGATTGCGCGCGGCGAGGCCAGCATTGCTGCCATTGTTCCAATTGCCGCCACGATACGGAAAACGCTATAGGTAGCACTTAGCCCTTATTAAAACCGTTTACCTTCTTGAGCCAGCTGCCAACAAAGCGGCCAATCTCATTCAGGTGCTTACTCCATACTTCGTATTTCTTGGGTGGCAGAAAGCCAAGCTGATGCGCCAAGCGTATTTGCCGGCGCAACAACTCAACCTCTGCATCCACATCCTGCAATGTCGTTTTCTTGTGGTACCGCTTCGCTACAACCACCATCAACCGCAATAGCCGCCACATGGATTGGCGCATTTCTGCGCTCGTGACGTGACGCTCCGCTTTCGGAAAATGCGACAGCGCCTGGTAACCATACGCGATCATGTCTTCGACCTTCTGAATGATGACTAAATCGCTATGGTTCTTATCCACTTGCTGTTGCGATATGGGTTGTTGCTGCACGTTTCACCTCATTGTTCGTTAAGCTGCGCTCTCGCGCAGCCCACAGGATTCAAGACCAAGACATCAAGCGACAAAAGCGGGGCGAAACCCGAAGGCGCTGCCCGAGCGCGAGCGCACGTCGTACAGAGTGCGCGCGGCGAGGCCAGCACCGCTGCCACCGCTCCAATTGCCGCCACGAAACGGAAAACGCTCGCCATAGTTGCGCACGTAGATGTAGCCTTGCGGATTGATTCCGGCTGGCTCAATCATAAGGCGCTTCATCAGCTCATTGCTTACGTAAGCGCCAGAGGTCGCCATGCTTGACCATGGGTTGATTAGGTTGTACGCGTTCCCTGCGCCGCTATCTGGGTCTGCATCTGCGTAATTAGTGACCGCGTCAGCCAGTGTTGGCGAGCCTAAATTGCCACTTGTGCCAGTACTTGGTGAGTCGAAAAACGCCTGCTGGGCGACCCAATTAGCTTCGCCGAGATCGAAGTCGTTATCTGGTGCACAAATGACTTGGCCGCGCACAGTTTTGAGCAAGTCAGTCCATTCAAAGATGTTGCCGACCAAATCAGCAATACCAAAAGGTGAGCCATCGTGACGCCAAGCGTCGGGGCCAGAGCCGCTTAAGATACGGGCAGTGCCAGAGGCGTCACCTGCAATGCCACCATCTTGGCGGCGGCCTACTTCGTGTGTCGCATCGTGTGCACGGCCATAGTTGGTGTTGCCGCGTGGCTCAAATCCGTTCGCCATACACCAAAGAGTGATTGCTGCCCACTCGTGCTCCGTCATTAAGTGCCAGCCGGCACCGTTGGCTTGGCAGTTCGATTTTGAATTATCGAAGTTAATACTGGTGGTTGGGTCGAGCCCTGGTAATGACACGACTTGACCGTTGTGGACGCGCCCTTGGAAGCAGCCAATGAAGATTTCCGATTTCTCAACACCACCTTTTAAAAATGCCGTTGCCACGCCTGTACCGAACGGGTTGCCGGCAAAGCCGAGGTCTTCATAGCGGAACTTATACACCGGAAACATGATGCTTGGGTCGCCGTTGGCGTTGTACAGCACGGTGTTTTTGCCTTGGGTAGCGAGTTCGACCTGTTTGCGCAGCGTGTCAGGGATGAAGTTTAAATCGCTCAGGCCGGCTACCTTTTTAATGAGCGTTGAATCAGTGCCTAAAACAGCTTTTAAACGGGCGTTATCAACTACGTCAGCGTCAGCTTCACCAACCGCTTTTGTCGCTGCATTTCCAAGGCCAAGCTTGGTGCGCCATGCGGGCGCGTCAACGCTAGCCAAAGCTTCTTTTGAGAACGCGCTCACACCCTGTAAAAATGTTTCAATGCTCTCACCAGCTGCGCTAGTTGCGTCTGTGGCGGCATTGAGTGCATCCACTGCGGCATCAAACTCAGCAGCGGTCTTAGCGATGATAGCGCGGCGACCAGAGTCCGTGACGTTTGGCCATGGCTCCATGAGCTCAATTTGCGTTGCGGTGGCACGCTTGACCACTACTGGGTGATAGCCTGACACAAAGAGCAGGCTAAGCGGACGGATTAGCGATAGGTCATCGCCGGTGGTGACGTCAACGAAGGCGTTGTTGGCCGTGACGTTAATGGATGTTGCAGTCCAGTACATGGTTTATGCCTCTTCGGTTATAAGTGATAAGCGCTGATTGCCGTTAGGCAGCAATGGCGTTGTGTTATTAGTTACTTCGAGCCGGTAGGTTCGAGAGCTTGTTGTTTGTAAGTTATCGGTGTAAGTGAAGCTGCCGCTCAAGTTCCAGCTTTCAATCATTTCAGGACCTTCTTGCATACAGGTGTAAGAGCCCGAAACGCCTTGTGTGGCCACAAGGATTTCACCGCCTGATGTGACGCGGTAAAGCTTCAGGGTTGCCGATGGGTTTGGTGGCGCTGGGTTTGGGCACGAGCCAGAGACCAACCCGGTAGAGCGCGATGCGCTCACTGAGCATTTTATTTCAATGATGCCGCCGTTCGAGCCGAACGGGCCAACTGTAACATCGGTGTTGCCGAGCTGTGATGATTGCACCGCGTTCTTGAGTGTGCCGGCAGTGATTGAGCCGCCGAAATAAGCTTGGCCGGTTGCGCTCAAGTACGTGATAGCGTTGGCTTTAGTGAGTCCGTCAAACTTCACCGTGCCGTTGCTGCTGTTGTAGGTGTAGGTGTTTTTTGGTCCGTACCACTCAATCAGGTCATTCGGTCCAAATGGCGTGGCCGTCGTAATTTTCATGTGGGTTGAACCCACCATTTGGATTTGGCCGGACATGATGACCGGGGCGTTGAGTGATGTGCCGGCAATGAACTTATCGCCAGCAATGGTTCCTGTGGCCACCATTGAACCGTTTATTTGCAGTGCAACTGGCTCCCACCCGTTGTTTGCGGCATTGCGTTTTTGCGCGCTTGAGCCCGTACCATCCGAGCGTGTTTGCACAAGAATATCGCCGGGGATTGGGTTGCGCCCAGCAACTTCAACGAAGCGATTCCAGCCAAGTGACCAGTTAATATCTGGCCATGTACCTCCGTAGAAACCTGCGCCGCTAGGCCCTGCTGGACCAGGTGCACCAGAAGAGCTACCGATAACGGAATTTAGACTGAGCTCCGTGCCATCAACCACTTCAAAGCGTGGGCGAGCAAACTCTGCTTGATTTGATATATTTGTAGCGTAATAGCGATATACCCTCTGGGCTTGTGTTGTTGCTGAGCCACTTTTGAACTCAGTGATGCTAACAACTTTTTCACCGGTGGCTGGGTCGTATATGCCGGATATGCCAGAATAGCCACCGGCGTAGGATTGCTTGTGCACAATACCAATCAGCACATACCACTTATCAAGTGACGGTAAGTCACCATTCCAATGGTATGGGTTGCTGTTGGTCGTGCCGTCAAGGTTCTTTGTGTTGGTTTGTGAACAACCGAAATACAGAGTTTGGTAGCCAGCGCCGCCAACTTGCTTCATCCATACAGTGTGCCGATAGGTTTTATTTGGATCAATCGGCACATTGACGTTCCAGCCGCCATCGCCGTCATTGTCGCCACCTGCCGTCACCCAGACTGGCTCATCGATACCAAAAGGGCCTGCCTTTAATACGATTGAGTTCTCTGCATCGGTACCATTTCGTGAGAATGGTCCTTGTGAGCCACTTGTTCCGGGAACCCAGTGTGACGTTGGTCGAATTAGATTGGTATCTATTGCTCTATTTAAGTCATCAAGCGTTGTGATGGAGTTGCCGTCAGTGAGCTCAAGACGCGCTTTAATCGCTAGCACGCCCGCTGCCGCATCGAGCCAGAACAGCGGGATATAGTTGCCCTGGTTGTCTACATCGCCAATGCGAGTTTCGCCGGCAATGAAGTCGAGCGAGCTTTGCAGGCCTGTATTGCGGTTGAGCATGCCGCTGATGCGTCCTGCGTTGTCGGTCAGCATTGAGCCGATAGCGGTGAGTTGGCCATCATCATCCACAAATGCCTGGGCAAGTTGTGACACGCGCGCATAGCTACCGTCTTCGGTTTGCACCTGAACGTTGCGCAGTGCTTCAGCCAGTGGTGCTGATATCCATGTGCCGCCGGCATCTTCACAGGCTTCACGGGTTTCGTGTCCGGTTGGTGAACCGTTTAATTCACAATAGCCAATCCGGGCGTTGAGCAGGTCAAGCGCATTGGCTGTTGCTTTTCGTGTTGCGTCGGTACCGGCACCTAAGATTTGTGATTGCAGTGATATGCGCGCCTGTGTGAGCGCGGCTTCAGCATTGCTAATAGCAGTAAACGCTTGGTCTACGCGCGCCTCTAACGCTTCAGCTTCCTGCGCGGTGACGGCCAGCAATTCAAGGGTTTCATTGGCAAAGGCTGATAGCTCATTGCTTTGGGCTTGCAGGTCACGGCGAGCAGATGCCAGGCTGATACGGGTGTTGGCGAGCTCTTGCCCTTGCAAGAATCCTTGATACGCCTCAAGCACAGCTGCAACCGCGTTTTCAGCATCAGCAATCGCGTTTTGCGTGGTCGAAATCACCTGATTACGAATGCGGCCATTGGCAGCATCCACTTCGCTCATTGCTTGGTTTGCGGTTTGTGAGGCCGTTTGCGCTTGCCCTTCAACATCATCAACACGGTTGTTAATGGTCTGCACGATTTGTGTGATAGTGCCCGTTTGGCCATCGATAAAAATAGCGGCAGCATTCGCTTTGGCAATGGTGCCATCTTCGGTCAGGGTCGTGTAAGTGGCTTTGATTTGTGCGTATGACTCAATGGCATCGAGGGTTTGCTCAACATTGCTGAAGGTCACAGTATTGTTGTTGTAATACTCTGAAGTTACGCGCAGGTTGATTTGTGCCTCAAGGCCATCAATCGCTATAAACGCATCGTTGACGCGATATTCGACTTGCTCAAGTTGCTGCATGGCCGCATCGGGCTTGCCGATGGTGAGCGACTTCACGCGAAACTCATCCGCAGCGGATGCACCAAACTCGATACGCATGCCGTTAATCATGCCGGCATAGGTTTCAAGGCCTCGGAAGTCCACGTTGCGCACGACCAGCTCGCCGGCTTCGACTGCATCAATGATGCCAGGGTAAGATTGAGAGCCGCCACCATCGAAATAGACAATGACGGTGCCGCTCCAGCCGGTTCCAGCTAATCGCTCAACCTCAACGCGCAATACTGGATTCTCTGCTGCATCATAGAAAAGGCGCGTATTCTCAATGTCGCCGTGGGTCAGCTCAATGGCGTTATTCACTGGCGCAATGGTGCCTGTGACTGCTTCCCAATGTTGCGTCGAGTCAAAGAAGTTAAACGCGTGCGCGGGTTGTAATGCGCTAATGGAGCTTGCGACAATAGCTGTCGCACGTGCTTCAATCAGACCAGGTAATAACGTCAGTTCGCTCGATAAGTTCTCAACAGCGTCTTCATTCAATGAGATGCGCTCAACGGCCGCATTGATTGAGCCGTCAATGCCATCCATCCGTAACGCCGCTTGAGTGAATGCGCTATCGGTGTAGCTGTACGCGAGATTAGTGATTTCGCCCGTTTCAGGGTTCACCTCAACCACAGCGCCAATCAGACGTTCGCCACTTCGCTGCCGGCGCTCCATTTCGAGGCGCGCGGCTGACTGGTTGGCAATGGCCAACATGGCTTGCATATCGCTTGCTGCGCGGTCCACCCCCTCAGTATCGAGCATGTAACTGATGTTGCGCGTTGACGCCACCAGCTCTTCAATGCTTTCTTCAGTGCTATCGATACGGCCAGCTTCCTCATCAATGCGCTGGCCAATGCCGGTGATTGTGTCATTGATACCCTGGATGATTTGCGACTCAGGTAGCAGTGGGTCGATTTGTTCGGGCACCGCCGTAGTATTAAAGTCTTCGTAAACCCAGTCAGATTTGCCGATGGTATTTACTGTGCGCCCCCAAAAGCGATAGGTCGTGTTTGGTACGAGTCCTGGTTGGCTGATACTCGCGCCGCGCCCAATAATGTTGGTCACTTCACCAAAGGCGAATTCAAACACGGTGCCGAGCCCCACGCCAGCCAACTGAGGAACAGCGGTTGCCTCCCAGTTTCCTGGTGTTATGCCTAGCGATGTTGGCGGGGCAGGCACAGTTAATGTCAATGAAACGCTAGCCGGGGCTGACGTGCGGTCGTAGCGGTTTCGTGCATATAGTTCAATGCTGTATTGTCCTGCGTCCAAGCCGCTAATATCCTGCTTGAGCTGCACACCTGAGCTTGCAATCACCGGATACTCAACCACGCGCACGCTATCTTTGACGACGACCACTTTGTATTCGGTCACAGCGCGGGGGGTTGGGTGCGACCAAGTAACAAACCCCATGCGATGCGTGGCGATTGGATCAAGTGTGAACTGAACGCTCTCAGGTGGCGCTGGCTGTGTCAAGTCGGGCAAGTTCGTGTTGGGCGTGACGTCGCCCTCTGACGGTACCAGGCTATCTGAGTATAACGCCGGCGACTCCTCTTCAAGCACCAGGTTCACTTTTTTCGATTTAAGGTCAAAGCTCCAGTTGGTGACAATGAACTCTTTATCAATACCCTCATTGGGTAATTCAACGCGCACCGTCTTGCCAGCCAGAGCTAGCAAGCCTTTTGATTTGCATGGAAACTGAATGCGCATGCCAGCGCGATTGCGCTCAAGATGGTACTTCATCAGGCGCTGCGCCATCGTTCGAGAATTGGTGAAGCTTAGCTGCAATTCATCCTCAAGCACCATGCCGTCACGTTCAACATAGAGCGCGTTGGTGACGACAGGGGCATCGGTTGGCTGATAACCTTTTTGTGGGTCTTGTAGCGCCGCACGAACAAGGTTGGTGCGTTCTTTTAGTTCGCGGTGCGGTGTGATGATGATTTCGCCAGCAGCATCGCTATCGGAGAGTGTGACTTCGGCCATGCCGTGATAGCTGGCTGTGTGCAAATAAATACGTCCACCTCGACGATAGGCGCGGCCACCACAAGAGCTCAGCAGCCGCTCCAATACACGCGGGGGCGCTTGGTCAAAAGTCCAGGAGCCATTGCACGTATAGCGCTTTTCTTGCTTGATAAGGTCATCGCTGGCATTAAAATCAACCATCTCATCGCAGATATTGGCCTGGTCCATCAAGTGACCAATATCAAACTTATTTAAGCTCAGTTGGCGGTAGCCATGGAAGCGATTGTAATCAAGTGCGCACAAGATGCTGTTATCTGACCATTCCCACGTTGCATCATCATTCGCCCGATGTGGGCCATCGCCGCCAACGGTTGTGTCTTTTCGCGGATCATAAACAGGCTTACCTTTCACTTTAAACGTGATGTTTTGTAAGCCCGACGGCATTTCTTCGGCGTCTATCGGGATAGTGACAACAGCATAGGCACGGCCAAAGCCTATATGGTTTTGGCTCCAGCCGTCGCAGTGCTGTAGCGCGGTTGGGCTCGCGGTAGTCTGGTCGCCTAAATGCACCTCAATTTGAGTGCCGTTTGGGGCGGGCTTTCCATTGACTTCATAAAGTTTGATTTCGGTCATCTTGTGGCCGGCTACGCTCACAGCGACAACGTGCGCTTCGCCGTCATTCCAGCGACGCTTGCCGTAACCAATAATAGAACCCGACACCACGCACTCACCGTAAACACCTCGGTGCGGTTGGCGCGGCTGTGTAGTTAGCGATTGCGCATCACCAACCGCCTCTTCAACGCCAGGCATTTCAGGCTTAAGTGAATTCTGTAATGCAACGGTGCCGATAGCGACGGCAATACCGACAACAACCGAACTGGCAGCAACACCAGCTGCAATACCGGCAGCGACTGCTGCTATAGCTGGGGGCATTAGTTAAGACTCCATGATTGAATGATTGAGCTGGTGGGTAGGGCGGTCAGTCCGGTTTCCGTAAGCGCCCAGGGTTTGTCGTAATAAATCCCGACAACTTGGTCGCCATTGCAATCGACTACAACAATCGCGCCACGACAAATTTTGCCATCTGGCTCACCGAGGCGCTGGCTCAGTAACTCAACCATATCGCGTACACCCAAACGCTTGAGTACTCGGGCTGCACCGGTGGCTGTTTTATAACGTCCACGAACGTCACTGGCGACGTCATCGCCACCCATCGCGATAATGGCGTTGGCCGCGAACAAGCAGCAGTCGTTTTCACCCCATTGAAAGGGCTTTTTACGGGTATTTAATAAGTAGTTGGCCAGTAATGCTGGCCAGTCGTTTTTGCGCGTCATAGATGTTGTTGCCTCCGTCTATTTTGGCGACCACCACCACTACCAGCACCGCCACCGCCGACGTAGCTTCCGGGGGCATCGCTTTCAATGCCCTTAGCAAGCTTCTCGATCTGGTTATAGATGCGGTCGCCGGGATGAATGTGCTGCTGCGCCTCGTCGCTAATGCGAGCATTTTGCACAGGTTGACTCCAGCGCTCGTACCAGTCCGTCAAGCGCAGTGATGCAGTAAACGGCTTACCTTTTTTTACCGACAAGCCGCCGTTGTACCCATCAAACAACAGCGCGCCACCTTTAACACGACGGTTCTCATCAAGTGCGACCAAATGCAGACGTGCAACAAGTCCGGTTGGGTCTTCATTGACGATGTCCGCAAACAGCGTCATATCATCGAACACCATCGATACCTCAAAGCCGTTTGGTGAGTTGCCAGCGGACTCTTTGAACGCGCCGATTTGAGCGAGCTCACCGACACCCAGATATACTTGCCCTTGATAAGTTCGCTCGCCGACACCGGTATGCGCACGCACCCAGCCGCTCGGAAATTCAAGCTCGGCAAACACCACAAGGCGCTTAGGCTCAGTACTCAGTAAAAGGCTCTCAATGGTTGGATCATCAAATCGCATCAGCGTAGCGCCTCCACAAATTGCAGTTGCACGTTTCTAAAACCGCTCTTCGTTGCCGAAAATGACGGGATGCTTTTTGCATCCTTAAGCATCGCGCGCACTCGGGGCCGGTTATGCACAAGCGGTGCGGCGTCCGATGTGGGCGTAATAATTTCTGGCTGAAAATACAGCGTGGCCATACCAGAGCCGTTCGAGTTGACGTCTTCCGTCAGCTCGTGCAACCGATTACCTAACTGGAAACGGTCGCCGGCTTTAGCCACAAGCTGACTGGCCGCAAATCCGCGTACATTTAAACTGATGCCGTACTGGCCATTACCATCGACAACCGGCACGCCGCTCCAACTGCCGGCATTTTCGTGTGCCGCATCCTCAATAAACGTCATGCCGCTTTGGCCCCGCAGCGCTATTAAATGTGAGCGCAACAACCGGCCTTCAGCTTTGGTCAGAAAGGCAAAGTTAAGTGTAATGTGCCACTTGTCACCGGGCTCTTCCCAAATCTCTTCAACGAGATTGTAAGGTGATTCAATTACCTTGGTCGCCGGTATCAATGTGAAGCCGCTGCGGCTTGGCTCCAAGTCGGGGAATAGGTTCATGCGGCATTACCTCTTAGGCGCTGCGAGAGTGGTCCATTGTTAGCAAAGTCGTCATACAGCTCTTGCTTCATTTGCTGCATCATTTCTTGAGCAACTCCCTCCAAGCGACCTTCGACTCCATCTGAAGCACCACGCGCATCGATGACAATCTGCGGTTTAAATTCAATGGTCGCGGCTCCATTACCACGCCCGTTACTCATGTTGTCTACACGATTGACTAGGCGCTCAAAGTTGTCGCGCTGGCGGGGGTTTAACACCATCTCATCGCGGCGCAACATCCATGTGCCTTCATTTGCTGCCGGCACACGACCAATACCGTCGTGCGCTTGTCCTTGGTAAGAGGTGCCCTTAATGGTGGTTAATAAGCGAGCGCCCTCGGTGGCAGCAATCCCCATAGCAGGGATATTGCTCGGGAAAGGTAAGGCGAAGGCGTTTGAAATTGCAGTTGACAGGTTGAGTACGCCTTGTGCAATCGCGAATCCTTTACTGACGGCGAACATGGCCTTATAAGCCGATGACTGTTCACCGCCTGCCGCTTTAGCTAAACCGGCCAGACCATCAAAAATCTGTTGGCCGGCATAAAGCTGGGTTTGAAGTTGCTTTCGCTGAAGCTCTTCGGTTTGCTTGTCAAACAGCTGTTTTGCGGCTAGTTTGGCGCGTTCAATCTCTTCGGTTTTCGCGATCTCTAACTGACCATATTGGTCAATGAGCATGAGCCGCTTTTCGTATTCACTGGCAATGCGTTGCTCAGGGCTCATCAGGTCGTTTTCGACCGATGTCATCATTGAGGTGAACTGCGTCTCAACCTGCTTATCTTCTTTTTTCTTTTCTTCTTTTTTAGCGGCAGCATCGGCTAAGCGCGCCTCATTTAACAGGCGGCGCTCCATCTCCTCGTTAATGCCACGCAGTTCGCCATGCTCAATTTCATAGCGAACGCGCGCAAGCTCGGTGGTGATGTCGTGTACGTTGGCTTGTTCGCGCAAATTCTCAAGGTAGTTCTCGGCGGTGCTTTGAACCTGTTGAATTTGTTTTTGGTTATCAAGCTCTTTAGCTTTTTCCAGCAATAGCCGCTTGGTGCCATCCTCTGCTTCCTTGAGCGCGCCGTTCTCAATCTCCCAACGAATTTTTGAGGCTTCGCTCGTATCGCCCAGTAACGCCAGCTCAGCCTTGTAACCTTCAAGGCGCTTCAGTGCCTCTTTATTAAGGTTTTGCAGGCGCATCTTCTCGGTATCAATCGTGGCCTTTTTCTTTTCTTCAGTTTTATCGTTAAGTACCGCACCTTTTTCCGTGGCGTTCTGATCCAGCTTTTCTTTTTTAGCCTGCGTATCGTCGATACGCGCGTTCAGCTCATCGAGCTGACGCATCAAGTTGTTAAACGCAAAATCTTGCCCAGGCTGTCCAGCGGCCGCAGCAGCCTGCTTTTCAATTTCGGCGCGCTCACGCTTCATGTTGTATAGGTCTACGGCCAACTGAGTACGAGCCGTATTGGTTTTGGATAAGTCCGCTTGCAATTCAGCCAGCGTCATAGCCTTGGCTTCGCCTACAGAGCGAATCGAATCAACCAGCTCATCGGTTTTAGTTTTCGCTTTTTCACTCGATGCAGCCCACATGGCAACGGCAATACCCACCGAAATAAGCACGCCCGGTACGCCGCCAAAGGCCGCAAATAGGCCACGTCCAGCGGTAGCCAACATGCCGCCACGGGCGGCTCCAGCGGTCATAGCCGCTGTATGCGCCGCCTCTGTCGCTACCAGACGCGTATTAGCGGCATTTAACGCAGCTTTACTGGCCGTTAAACGGTTGGTTGCTTGGGTGTGCATGTGGGTTGCCGCAGTGCTTCGCGCAAACGCTTGCGCGGCTGCATGCTCGGCTTGGGCTTGAGCATGGACAGCACGAGCCGAATCCAAGTCAGCCTTGGTAGCAGTAGCTGTGGCCGCTAAGTCGAATTGCTCCGCGCGTATCTTGGCGTTCTTGGCCAGCACATAACGACCAATAGCCGATGTTGCTGCGCCGGTAGCGGCAACCATGCCGACTTGAAGGGCCGTTACAACGCCATCAACATTATCCTTGAAGAACCGAAGAGACCCAGCCTGGGCTTCAAGCATTACGCTTAAAACATCATCGATTGGCTTTTCATACGCCTCGGCGGTTTCGCGGTATAAATTCTGGTTTCTTTGAATTTTTGAATTTATATTATCGTACGTAGCCGCTGCCGCACCTTCAAATGATTTTAATGCGGCGACAAGGGTGGTTTTGAGCATATCATTTGTGATTTGCCCGTCAGTTACCATTTGCCGAAAAATGCCATCATCGACACCAGCAGCCCTGTCCAGCTCTTGCAATAAACCTGGTAGCGGCTCAACAAGCTGATTCAGCTCCTCTGCACGAACAATAGGTGAAGACAATGCTTGCGCCAGACCATACATGACCTGCCCAACGTTGGCTGACGTTGCTCCAAGCGCCGCAGCGGCATCATTTATGCCCACGAGGATTTCCCGAGACTCAGCGCCAGTTATGGTTCCGCCACGCTGCAAAGCCAGCAGGCGGCTATAAGATTTGGTCAATACCAGTATATCTTGGCTCTGGCGTTCGGCGGTTTCACTTAAGAATGATTGCGCTTCAGCGTACTCGCCAGCCGACCTTGTGAGGTTTCGCAAGCGAACATCAGCATCCTGCATCTGCCCAGCGGCCGAGGTAAGGTTAACCGCGAGGTTTTTTAATTGTGCGGCACCGAAGTAAGTGGCCAGTGATAAACCGGCATTGCGAACGGCGCGGTCGAGCATACCGCTTTGCTGGGTGACTTGGTCAAGGCCCCGAGTGGCAATTTGTGAGCTAGAGCCGGTTGAACGCATCTCGCCGTTCAGCACGCGTTGTTGCGCGCTTGCTTTGCTTAGTGCGTTAACCAGCTCTGATGATTCACCCTTGAGGCGTATCATTAACGTTAAATCGTTGCTCACTCTTTGTCCTCGTTAATGGCTTGGCTGTAATAATCAACCAGCGTGCGCAGGCGCTGATAATCGTTTTTATTCACTTCAACGCCGCGCATCCTTGCGTCTGCTTCTACCGCTACCACGTCCAAACCGAGACAGTAATGTTGGTTCCAGCGCAGCAGGTCGTACACCTGAAAGAACCACATCAGCGCCGCATAGTTGCTTTTAAGAATCTCAATCGTTGTGCCGGATTGATGCTTCTGGCGCTGACGTTCAACAACGTCGCTCGGCGCTCCCGCCGCAATCATCTGCTCGATGAGCTCTTCATCTTCGTCAGAATTTGAAGAGCCTTTGGCGAGCTGACGGGCGGCGGTTTCTAGTTTTTTGACTCAGAGCCCACCAAGAACCGCAAATAAGCTTGGTAGATAGCTGTGGCGTAATACGGAATGTTGCAAACCTTCCGCACCTTGGCCTCGTCTATCTCTATTGTTTTGGCGGTGTTGCCGCAGCCCAGCAGCGTATGACGGAGTAATGCCTCCTCTCCCAGTGCGGACAGTCGGTTGAACTCATCACGATCGATAAAGCGGAATCGCGCATAGAACTTATGCTTTTCCACCTTGCCGCCATCTTGAGGAATGTCAGCCGTTACCGGCCAGTTCACTTCGTCCACGACCTTAATTTCAAAACCCATGTTGTTACTCCCTGGAAAAAGCGACTTATGACGTCGCCATGGTTTCATCAGCGATCACCCGGAATGGGCAATCGAACGTTAAAACGCCATCTTTGTCGGCGTACGTAGGCTTGCCGAGCTGGATCGCTGTGGTGGCGATGGTCACAATGTTGCCGGCAACAGTGCCGTGCACCAATGACATCGGCATGGTTGCGCCCGCAATGTAAATCGATGTGGGGTCCAAATCGCCGTGGGCGGGTGCTTCAAAGACGATTTTGCCGTCTGGCTTCCAGTCGGTAATGTGTACTTTTTCAGACCGGGTACCTTCGGTGTAAATCACCTCATTCTTACCATCAAGCTCGAAGTCGAATAGCTCCAGTTCGCTACCGTCCAGCGTGAATGTTGTGTGCTTTGAACCAAACACCGCCGGTTGCTGCCAGCCAGAAAAGTCAGCCGTTGGCATTGCTGCACCCGCAAGGCCACCAAAGAGACCGGTGAATTCAAATTCAATTTTTGCCACTTCGCCCACTTTGCCGAGGTACTTATAAGTGCCGCGCGCACCAACCACTTTATGGTTAACGCCGTCAATGTAAGCGTGCAAAGTAATATCTTTCACCGTGTCATCAACAATTCGGGCATAGCTCACATCGGTTAAATCAACGGTTTCAGAGAAGCCACAAGCTTGCAGTAGCATGGCGTAGTTAGCCGGCGTCACAGCATCACCGCCGCCGGTGAGCTCCACTGAGAATGTCAGCTTGCAGTGTTGGCCAACCACCAAGAACTTGTTGTTACCAGGGCGGCCGTTATCAAACTCGCGGTCCACTTCGGTGGCTTCAATCGGCGTGATTTCCAAACCCATGGTTTGAATCGCCACTGGGGTGATTGCGTTATCGATAATATGGTCTTCGCCGTAGACGCCGGCTGCACCAGCGAGCGCGGCGAGTAATAAGCGTTTTTTCGTCTTGCGAGACATGGTCTTATCCTCTAAATGTGTATCGGCAACGGTATTGCTCTAGCCAAAAAGCGGCCGATGCGCTAAATGACACAATGCGGCCCTGGTCAAATAGGAGGGTTTCCATGCCATCTGGCTCCCACCCTAGTAAGTGTTTGCGTACGAGCTGCTTTAAATACTCCAAACGCTCTATCGCATCTTTGCCAAAAGTGTCGTTGATATTGCGACACGCAATGACAACACCCACGGTGGCTTGTATATGCTGTTGAAAGCGCATCGTGGTTAATTCTTGCGGCGCACCTCGATCAGCCATCGGCACAATAAAGGCCGTATCCGCTGCAATGCGGTTGCCCTTAATTACCGAATCGAGGTTGGTGGCCGATTCAATGGTCTTGAATACGGGCTGGCCATCAATAGCCAGTGCACGTAGTCGCGCCTCGACCTGCTCGCGCAACATCAGATAAAGCCTTTTGATTTATTGCGGTTGAACACGTTGCCGCCCGATTGAATTTCGGGTAAGTCTGTCGAGCCTGGTGAGCCGCCGTCGGTGTGAATGCCCAACGTGACTTCGCCTTTGCCAACAGATTTAAGAAATGCAATGGCGGTTTCGTACCGCTTAGTGACGACCGTGGGCGCTTCATTGTCGTATAGTTGATAGCGGGCGATATCTGCGCAAATTGGCGTCAATACGCTCGGCACCGGCTGAAGCGGCAATTCATAACGGCCAAGCAGATAACCATCAATCAACGCCGAAGCGTCATCAATGGCGTGCTGTGCAACGCTCTGGTCAACCGCGCCGCTTCCAGCGCGGTCGGTTAGCGCAATCAGTTCAGCTTCGCTGTAACGCGCCACAAGGTCAGTCACTAGGCAGTACGGCATCGTTTACGCACCAATCAGTTGTTTGTAACCATCCCACACCGCATCGCGGTCTGAGGCGCTTGGCTTAACAGTTTTGCCGTCCACTTCAACCGCCAAGTCATCAACATTCGGTTTGCCCTGGGCGTTAAGCTCAAGAGCACCTGATTTATTTAGTTGGTGAAGCGCAGCGGCATAATGCGCTAAGCCTTCTGGTTCAAATTTAGACAAGTCGATTTCGTCTGGTGCCGCCACATCAAATGTCACTTTCTCAGCTTTCTTACTGCTAGCTCCAGTGCCATCGGTTGTGGCTTTTTTTGCGTTACCCATAACGCCTTCATCGGTCGCGGGCTTGCGCGTCACCACAATGCGGGGGTCTGCCTCAAACTGCGCCAATTGCGCCTCGGTCAACTCCAGTTCGTTCTTGCCTGCTAGCAAGTCAATGCCCGCTCGGCGATAACCGTCAGCGGCAGAAACAGCTGCAATCACCGCAATTAAAGTCTGCTTAGTCATGATCTTTTCCTTCGTTAAAAAATGCCGCCCGCCAAACTGCACAGGCGGCACCAGGGAGGTGTGCTAACGCAATGCGTTAACGTTACTCAAGCCAAGGTACAACCAGAACTTCAACAGCCTTGTAGTTCGGGTTGCTCGCGCCGCCTTCTTTGTTCATCACTTCAATGACGTTGTTGGCTTTGGCGCGGTTCTTCGGACCCACCACTAAAAGGTTCGGGCGGACACCTAATGGGCGACCTTCGTCTGATTTGAGCGCCATCATGGCTTCAAGCGCTGCATCAAAGTTAGCCTCAGTCAGGTCGGCCTTTGAGCCAAACGCCAACTGCCACAAACCAAAACCAGCATTCACACGAGCGTCAACACCGTACTCGTATTCATCACGCAACCAGGTGCTCTCAGCGGTTTCGTCCTGACGAGACTTCAAGTCGTAATCGCGGCGCTTTTGGAAGATGATTGGTTTTAATGGGCGGTTGGTGTCAAGTAAGTACCATGGCACGCCGGCACCGGCCTGCATGTTACTCACTGACTCATCGCCAACCTTGTGGTCGGTGTCGAAGAAGTTTTGGCCGTCATAGCACAGCTGGTCAAAACCCTGCGCCAATAAGCCAAACACCAATTCGTCCGGGTGTGTCTTAGCAGCATGACCCATCTCCTCAAATAGAGGGGTAAACACGCCATACGTATCGTCTTCGATGTCATCACGCGGAATAGCAATGGTTGACTCGAATTTTTCGTTGGTGATGGAGTAGCTATGCGCCTTTAAGTTCTTCACGGTGCGGTCGCCAATCCACTTCTGTAATCGTGGGAACTGGCCTAGCCACTTATAGTTTTCTTCTTTGGTACTCGATGGCACCACCGTCGCAATGCGACTTTGATACTCAGTGGCATCCTTTAAGCCCTTGTTAAAAGCAGTTTTAACAGCGGTATAAATGATGCTTAAGTTCGCTTTGTTGATAATCATGAAAACGC